AACACCAGCAGGCGTGACCCGATTCGAATCGCTCGTGTTTGATGACAGGTCTTAATTTTAGCGAGATACGATCTAGCTTTGTCTAGGAGTTAGATAAGAGATTGATAGACTCGCAACTACAGGGCTTGAGTTATGTGTCGTGTAGCTGTTAAACTAAGACATAACCTATGGTTGTAGACAAATATGCTGGCAGGTGTTTGGACGTGGGTTCGACTCCCACCGGCTCCATATATACTTTTTGAAACTTCTTAAAACTTTCTAAAACATTGATAATTCAATGTTTTTTATTTTTATATTTTCTATTCTTTCCCATACCTTTTTGAAATTAACAGACCCAAAAACAGACCCTTTTTGAAAAGAGTCTGTCCTGATAACTGAAACATTTAAAAATCTATATAATTAGCAAATTTCTCACCAATGTCATCTTTTGCCTGCTTGGTGATATGTGTGTATACATTCATAGTTGTCTTCAAGTCAGAGTGACCAAGACGATGCTGGACCTGCTTCAGTGTCATGCCTGCCTCAAAGCACAAGCTGGCATGTGTATGTCTAAAACCGTGAATCTTGATAGGCTTGACATCCGTGCCTTTGACAATCTGCAAAAGCCATTTTCTGGGCAATGAACTTGGAATAGGCTTTCCTTCAGGACTTTCAAAAATGAAAGTGGCAGTAGGATTCATTTCTCTGTACTCTGATAGCAGATCAATTGTTCTTTGATCCAGGCTAATCAGTCGGACACTACTCTTGTTTTTAGTACCCCCCACAGATTCGCCCTCAAATCCTCTTGTAATGGCCTTATTTATGTTCAAGGTGTTATCTATCCAGTCAGTCCATTTGAGAGCTAAAATCTCCCCTTTTCTGGCCCCTGTGAACGCAAAAAGACGGAACATGACTTTCTTTCTCAGATCATCCGTATCATCCACTAATTTCATGAATGATTTTAGCTCATCTTTATCATAAAAATCACTAGAAGAATCACTCTCTTTTTTGACAAGTGTGGTCACGCTATCAACAGGATTGGCTGAAATATAGCCATAACGGATGGCATACTTAAAAATGTTATTCATCAGACCTTTCAACTTGCGCCCATACACTAATTTTCTAGACCATTCATTGACCTGTTCCTGTAATTGAAGAGGGGTGATGGAAGCTATTTTCTGACTACCAAAAACAGGATAGATATGATTTTTGATATTTCTTTCAGTCTTGATGTAAGTGCTATCCTGAACAGTGTCAGCATACTCTTTGAGCCATTTCTTTGTAACCTCCTCAATTGTAATTTCTTTCTTTGCTGGTTCCCCATTCTCTAAATCGTCTTGAAGTTGCAAGAGTGCTGCCCGTGCCTTTGCTTTAGTTGAAAATCCTTGACGCTTGACATACTTATCTTTTCCGTTCTCCTTGCCTACATATATCCTAAAACCGTAGGCCGTTTCACCATTCTTCTTTTTATAAGATTTTATTTCCATTGCCTTTTTCCTCGTTTATTGGTACAATAGGCATGGCGAAAAGGGCTTTTTCAAGCCTATTTTATGCCTTAACAGTATCCCTGTACTCTACGCCCCAAATGTTGAGTGCAGGGCTTTTTTATTTTTCTTAATTGTTTATCAGTGCTTTCTCAATAGCATTCTTGATTTCTAATATTTTAGCCTTATCCTCTTTGTTGAATGTGATTGTATTCTCATCTTTCACAGCATCAAACACTCCCCCTTTTGGCTCAATACTGCCGGGGAAAATCAACTGAAGATAGCCTACTGTTTTACCCGGTTCTTTCAATTGGTAAGCAGTAATCTTTGATAGTAGTATAGATTTTTCCCCATCTAAACCTTGCAACAAAGTATTGCTGATTGTATTTTGTCGAGCTATGCGAATGAAATAATCATCAATTCTTACTAGAGTTTTTTGATTAGCAAAGAAAAATGTCTTCTCATTTTCAGTAGATTCAAAGAGTTGAATTTCTTCTGATTCATCGTGTTTCTTCCCAAAAATAGCCATTGCTTTTCTCCTTTTTAACTAACTAGTGAATTATATTCGTCTTTGACCATCGTTTCACTTGCGATGGTCTTTAGACTGTATTTCTCCATGAAATGCAGATAATTGAAATCTCTTACATCATCCATCAACTTCAGCTCTTCTTCAAGCAAATGATGAATCATACTTCTGTCAGCTTGTAATTCGCAAAGCTCTCTGTTCAACTCATATTGAACTGGAGTGTGTTCTTTATGTCCTAACTCGTGAAGAGCTACTTGTTTTTGATCTTCTACAGACAAATTAAAGTCGAGTGCTAGAACATTCAACGCAGGATTGAAGAAGCCCGGGCTGTGCCAATTGCTTCCATCAAAGTAGCAGAGATTCACACCTTCTTTGGCACAAAGCTCTTGTACTGTCATATAGTATACCTCTATTTATTTTTCAAGTGCGCCTCCAGAACTGCTGTAATGAAATCTATGTCATCTTCCGTCAATGGTTTTCCGTCAAATAACATTGATTGTGCAGCAATATCTCTGAGGTCCAATGGTGCAGAAGCATCACCATCTTTCGCAATGTTTGGATTTTCTGTGCGTCCCAAGAGGTAGTCGGTGGACACATTAAAATAATCAGCGATCTTTTGAAGATTATCAGCTTTCGGATTTCCCTTTTTCATACTATAAAGATAATTTGTACTAAAATTTAGTTTTTCTTCTAATTGGTTAAGCGAAATCCCTTGCTTTTGGCAAAGTTCTTTAATTTTATCGAACGTCGAAAACATTGATATATCAACCTTTCTAAGATACGACAAAAAATATTTAAAATTAATTCTAAAAACTATTGACAAAAATTAGAATTAGTTTTAAAATAGTTTTTGTAAAGTAAAAGAGTTAGTAAAACAAAATATAAAAGCTTTTTAAAAAATGACGGCTTTGGCGAGCGAGAATCATTAGAGATAAAAGGTTTTTAAGATGTCTTTTAACTATGCCTTAATTTTAGAATTAATTTTAAAAAATGTCAAGGAATTTTATAAAGTTTTTAACTAATTCTTTTACTGTTTTACAAAAAAAGCAGAAAGGAGGGACAATATGATGAGCCAACAACATAAACGATGGAATTCATTAGTAGAGGAAGCTCTCGAAAAAAGAGGGTGGTCACGATCAGACTTAGCGACTGTCGTCGGTGTAAGTCCAGCTACAATAACTAAACTTTTCAAAGAAGGAAAAGGTAGCGATGACTTAAAACTTCGCATTAACAAAAAATTGCGAATCAATGAGTCATGGGAGAAATTTGAGGAGTAGGAGGACAGAATGAAAGAAATTGAAAAAAATGCCCTCAACGATGTTTTGAGGACAATTATACTTATAAACGGGAAGATTGAAGAAATTTCTAAAATCCAAAAGCAGCAGGAAATACTTATTTCTTATCTTCGAGGGATGATAGCGGGTTCTGAATCTGAGTAATCATATCTTCAGAACGTTTAATTAATGACGGATAGTCAAATTGTGATTCGTTTAAATTTAAACCACGAATGATTCCGGGAGAAGAGTTTGACTGATTTTTTTCAAGAAGATTTAGTATTTTGTCTAGTTTTTTAGTTAGTTTATCATCAAGAGCATCTAATGTAACGCTTTTATCAAAGCTACTCTCAGGCATTTGGAAGTTTTCAAAACTTTGTATCTTAGCTTTAAGATTACTTTTTGATTCTTCTATCTTTGATACGTCTGTATCGTAGAAAATGGTTCGGGTTGTAATAACGTCGAAAGGGAGTCTTTCTCCAACTTTTATAATTGGGACGAGAGGTAGTTCAAGAGCTTGTCTGAAACCTAATTCGTAAAATGCATTGGGATTATGATCCGTCATATCTGCTACAACCATAGGGGCAGTCTTGAGGTAGTTTATAACCGTTTCGTTGATGTTGTCAACCGCATTGACGTGGTCAACACGAACAGGTTTATAACCAAGGTCTTCACAAACAGGGGCGATAAGATACTTATATACATTGTCGGCTCGCTCTCTGGTAGGTGTACCAGATTCACCAATAGCAGTCACAATAAAACAAATTTTTTCAGTCATGATTATACTCCGCAAACTTTATTATCTTTATTATACCAAATTTAGGAAGGAAAAAGCGTGTGAACGAAATAGCTTTATCAAATAATCTATCTCAGATAGAACTTGAAATCAGTCATCACAAGCAAATAGCTGGCCAGTCGATTTGGGAAATTGGCAGACGATTGAATCATGTGAAAGAACATAATCTGGTTCATGGTGAGTTCAGAGAGTGGCACGAAAATCTTGGACTTGACAAAGATTTTGCTTACAAATCAATGAAAATAGCAAAAGAACTTCCAAATGTCGAAACGTTACGACATTTAGGAACAACAGCACTTCATCTGATCGCAACTCTGCCAGAAGAAGAGAAGGAAGAACAGATTCAACGCATCGAAGATGGTGACACTCCAACAGTGCGAGAGCTGCAGGAAGTCAAGAAAAAACTCAAGCTCAGCAAGCTAGTGAACGAACGTCTACGGGCTGAGAACGAGAAAATCAAGTCTTCCAAGATCGAAGTTAAGGAAAAGATCAAGGAAGTCATCCCGGACGATTACAAAGCCACACAGGACCTAAACAAGCAATTGCTAGAAAAGAATAAGGAACTATCCAAAACCGTTAAGGCAATGGAAGAACGCTCCGAATTCATCGAAAAGCAACTTGCTGACACACTGGCCCAGCGTGAAGAGGTCGATAAGAAATCTGCACAGTATGATGAATTGACACGAGCGATTGAAGAATCACAAGGACAACTCAACAGCGTACAGAAGCAAATCTCAGCCTACAAGAACATCACAAGCCTATTGCAGAAGGGTAATGACTTTTTAGCAAGCATGGGCGGTCTGATTTATGCAGACGAGGAGAAAGTCCTAAAAGCAGACGGGATAATCCGAAATGAATTTGATAGTTTTATCAGTCGAGGGCTTCGTTTCTTCAACGACCTGAACGATATCCGCAAAGAAAGCAACATTTTAGAAGGAGAATTTGAATAATGAATGAAGTGACAATTCAACCTACCGAGTTAGTGGTAGAAGACGCAATGATCCATGCGCTCCAGGAATTAAAAAAGCTGAAAGAAGGCCAGTCCATCTTATCAGCCGATGTTGATTATCTGAAGAATGAGCAACCGGTCAACCCTTCGGTATGTCTAGCATTGGAAAAAATGCGTAAGAAAAAAGTCGTGGCGTTGCTAGGTGGTAAAGACAGCCAAGCATACCGTGACCGACATTTCGCACAATCCGTATTTTCACAGGCTGCTAAAGACTTCAAGGACTACTTCCGTATCCCACGCTATGACTTATTAAAGCGCAAGGACGAGGAAAAAGCTTTCGACTATTGGAATAGTTGGGAGCCATCAGCAAATACCAAGCTAGAAATCAAAGCCCGGAACGGACAGATGAGTTTAGTCGGGTAAGGAGGCTTACATGGTTCTAGAATTATTTGGAACTGAATTTAAAGATAAACTCTTTGAAGAGCTGGTTTCACTCAACATCAAAGCTATGGAAGAAGCTAAGCGTAGATCAAGCAGACATATTACATGGGTGCCGATCAAACAGCTACAGGAAGCGACCGGATGGGGCAGAACTAAGCTAGAAGAATGGAGAGACCAAGGGAAATTTCAATTTCAACAGTCTGGAAAGGGCGGGAAGTATCTCTACAATTTGGAAGATGTTCAGCGATTCTGTCGAAGCTTACAAAAATAAAAAAAGCGCCTTGAGAAAGGCACTTTGAAAGAACTATAAACTAATTATAACACAGGAATTATTTTTATAAAAGAATATTGGAGGAATTAAAATGTTAGCAGAAATCTTAGTCGGAGTATTAATCATCGTAGTCTTATTTCAAATGATCATCATCAGCTCAATTAGCGAGCGATGCAAAGAATCAAAACGAGAATTGAAAAAGATGATTGCTGAACAGCAACGCATCCAAGAAGCACGAGAAGCAATGCGTTTTGGATATCGTAGATAGGAGCTGGTTATGGCAGAAAATAACACAATCCTGCCTCACGATATTCTTGCTGAACAAGCCGTAATCGGATCAGTATTTGTCGATCCAGAAAAGATCCTCATTGCTTCTGAATACCTCACAAAAGAAAGTTTTTACAAACTATCACATGGCATCGTCTTTGAAATCATGGAAGGTTTGGCAGACAAAGGAGAACCAATTGACCCCGTATCAGTTAAATCAGCACTTGATTCAATAGGCGAATTTGATCGAATCGGTGGGATGGCATTTCTCGCTAGTCTTATCAACGCTGTACCAACCAGTGCTCACATTGAGCATTATGCCAAGGTTGTAGCCGAAAAAGCGAGAGCACGAAAGGTTATTGAAGATCTCAATCAAACGATAGCCAATGTATATGATGGTCAATCAGACCTAAATGACATACTTGTCCAGACTGAACAAGCTTTGTCAAACATAGCAAATGACAAGCAGACTGGCTTCCGTCCAATTATTGATGTCATTGATTCTACGCAGTCAATTATTGATGAACGCTCTCAGCGTGTTGGTGATGTGACAGGGACACCAACAGGTTTTACAGATTTTGACAATATCACGACCGGTTTACACACTGATAATTTAATTATCCTTGCAGCACGGCCAGCGATGGGTAAAACAGCTTTTGCCCTAAATATTGCCCAAAATGTAGCAATAAGAGCTGGAAAACCAGTGGCAATATTCTCTCTTGAAATGGGGGCAGAAAGTCTTGTAGAGCGTATGCTGTCATCTGAAGGGCTGATCCCGTCATACCATGTAAGGACAGGTAATCTTTCAGAAAGCGAATGGCGCAGGCTGATCCTGGCACAAGAGCAACTTGCAAAAGGAAAGATCTATATTGACGATACAGCAGGAATTCAAATCGCTGAGATTCGATCCAGAGCCAAGCGATTGTCTCAAGAGACTGGTGGCCTTGGATTGATTGTAATTGACTATCTTCAACTAATTACTGGTAGAGGTCGAGAAAATCGGCAACAGGAAGTGTCTGAGATTTCAAGGCAATTAAAAATATTAGCCAAGGAATTGAAAGTTCCAGTAATTGCATTGAGTCAGCTATCTCGTGGGGTTGAGCAAAGAAATGATAAGAGGCCAGTTTTGTCTGATCTAAGAGAATCTGGATCAATTGAGCAGGACGCTGATATTGTTGCTTTTCTTTATCGTGAGGCCTACTACAATCGTGAGGAGCAGGAGGAACCAGACAATGTAACAGAATTGATCCTTGAGAAAAATAGGCATGGTAGCCTTGGCACGGTCAGACTATTCTTTCACAAGGAATATGCGAAATTTTCAAATAAGGAGGCCTGATGAATGGTAACTGAGAATCGTAGATATTACTGGTTACAACTAAAAGATGACTTCTTTAATTCCAAAGAAATGAAGCTCATGAGAAAGCTTCCAGGTGGGGAAGAAATCACAATCATCTACCTAAAAATGATGCTTGCAAGTCTAGCAGAGCAAGGGAAACTATATTTCGAGGGTCTAGCAGAAGATCTAGCAGAAGAACTTTCTTTATTGATAGACGAAGATCCAGAAGCAATTAGATTGACACTGATGTTTTTGACAAAGAAGAAATTATTGACTACATCAGACAATTATCAGTTTAATCTCGAACAAGTGCCTGAGATGGTAGGTAGTGAAACAGCAAGCACCCGTAGGTCTCGCAAGCATCGAGAGAATCAAAAAGCGTTGCAATGCAACACCACTGCAACAAAAGGCAACGGAGATATAGATATAGATATAGATATAGATATAGATAAGGAGCAAAAAACTCAATCAGATGTCTATGACGAAATTATCAAATATCTAAATGAAAAAACAGGATCTCATTTTAAACCTACTAGCAAATCAACTCAAAGACTAATCAATGGTCGTTTAAGTGAAAATTACTCAATAGATGATTTCAAACATGTTATTGATGTAAAAACTCTTGAGTGGAAGAATGATTCCAAAATGTCCAAGTATTTAACTCCAGACACATTGTTTAATGCAAGCAAGTTTGAAAAATACTTAAATCAGAAGATGCCTTCGAGTGCATCAACTCAACAGCAAGACGAAAGGTTAGGATTTTAATGCATCAGGATTATGAAGTAGGTTCGACCAGCGAACCAAAAATATGTAATAAGCACGGTTCCAAGATGATCAATGCAAAAGTCATGATTAATGGATCCCGGAAATCGCTTGACATTTGTCCAGAATGCGAAAAAGAAGGAATCAATGAATTGCAGGAACACTTAAAGCAAGAAGCAGTTATCCAGTCAATTCTAGCGAAAACATACAAAGTATTTGATCGTGAGAGCATCTATTCCAAGGAATTGGAAGACAAAACACTTGAAAATTACGATGCTGGAAATAAGCTATGTGAACAAGCTTTGAATTTTTCAAAAAGAATGTTGCGAGACTTCCTAAAATTTGAAACAGGAAATGTAATCTTGAGCGGTCCTCCAGGAGTTGGCAAAAGCCATCTTTCTATCGGAATAGCCAAAGCATTAAATGAAAAATTTAAAGAATGCAAGCAACCAAAGAGTGTGCTATTCATTTCGACTTCTGCGCTCTTTTCAAAAATTGAAGAAAGCTTCAACGGTCGAGGAGACTTCACAGAAAGTTATGCTGTGAATCTACTGAGCAATGTTGATTTTCTCTTCTTTGACGATTTAGGGAAAGAAAGTAGCATGAGTGGGAACCTCAAAGAAGCGAATGAGTGGAGACAACGAGTGCTATTTAAAATCTTGGATAATCGTCAAACAACATTTTTTAACACAAATTTATCGAGCAACGATATTAAAACAATTTACAATCAAGCACTTGCTGACCGAATCTTCAAGGGCGCAAGCAAACATATTTTTAAATTCCCAGAGAATACAGAAAGCAGGAGATATTGATGGAAAACAAACAATTAAAAGATTTAATCGCAAAAGTCCAGCGCTGGTTTTATGACCGGAATTTGCAGACGCAAGATCCAAACAAGCAATTTTTGAAGCTGTACGAAGAAATCGGTGAATTGTCACGAGGACTAGCAGAAAATGATGAAGCCGTTACGAAAGACAGCATTGGAGACATCACCGTAGTGTTGATCGGTTTGACATTGCAATTAGGAATCAAGACGGAAGAAATTTTCCCAGAAAATAATACATTCGTATTTTCCAATGCAGCAAAGTCAGAAGACTATTTTGTCTTGATGATGGACCAATCATTGGCAGCTTATTTCAATCGACAATCATACCAACTGAAAAATGTTGTTTATGAGTTGATGCGAATCTCAGCATTGCTACATCATGATTTTGTTGAGTGCTTGAATATAGCTTACGAAGAAATCAAGGATCGAACAGGGAAATTAGTCGATGGTGTTTGGATTAAGGAGGAGCGACTAAAATGACAGAAGAAATTTTAAATAATGGTTTTGACAAAGTAAATAAACCTAATCACTACTGTGGGCAATATGGTCTTGAATCAATTGACATTATTCGCAATTTTGCTGGAGGACCAAAAGAAGTCCGGGGATTTTATTGGGGAAATGTCATCAAGTATCTTTGTCGCTATCAAAAGAAAAACGGATTGGAAGATCTAAATAAGGCAAAGAAGTACTTAGACTGGCTCATCGCAGATTTGAAGCGTGAAGATCTCGAAAAGACAGCGATTGTTAAGCAGGAGTGAAAGTTATGAGACATTATACGAAAAATCAAATGGATCACTTTCGTCAGCAACTGCAATTGTTGATTTTGGGGAAAGGTCTCACTCGTAAAGAACTCTCTAGAAATCTTTATCGAGGTGAACAGACGATACAAGAATGGATCACTAAGGATGACATCAATCCTGATCATGTCCAAGAATTGTGCGAGTATTTCGGCATTGAGGAAAAAACTTTGATGGGTGATCCGGAAATTCTTGCCGACTATAAGCTATATGATCGTGATAAGTATATCTGCACAGGGACTTTAAAAGAGCTAAGTAGAATTACTGGAAAGGACAGTGCATTACTTAAATATTACATCCACTTAAACGAGCAAGGAAGAAATGCAGGACATCTAAAATTAGAAAGGGTAATCGAAGATGAAACGTAAAATCAACTGGCTAATCATCAACTTGGTTTTATTGGCAGGAATTACATTAGTGATTGCTATCAATCTCAACTCTAGATTGGTTGATCAGGAAAATAAAATTAAAGATATGCAGTGGACCGTCCAAGAGCACGAACTGAGTATTCAGAGATTAGCTGAACAGAATACTGCACAAGAGGTGATCCTAAACAAACTAAACCGGGAGTACCAAGTGCAGGAACGAAAGAAAGCAGAAGCAGTTAAGGAAGCTGCTGAAATGAACAATGTCGGAGGATAATAATGATTAACAATGTGACACTTATTGGTCGGTTAACCAGAGATGCAGAACTACGCTATACACCGAGCAATATCGCAACAGCACAATTTAATATTGCATGCAATCGAAATTTTAAAAATGCAAATGGTGAATATGATGCAGATTTTATCAACTGTGTAATGTGGAGAGAGCAAGCAGAAAGATTTTGTAATTGGACCAAAAAAGGAATGTTGGTTGGAATCACAGGAAGAATCCAAACTCGAAGCTATGAAGGAAATGACGGAAAACGTGTGTATGTGACCGAAGTTGTCGCAGAAAATTTCCAAGTTTTGGAAAAACGTGATAACACTGCCAACCAGAACAGCATGACGGAACAGATGCCACCTAACTATGCAAATCCGATGGACATTGATGAAAGTGATTTGCCATTCTAAAAACAAAAAGAAAACTAATGTGAGGGGGATTTCCCCCTTGATTTTGAAAAAGAGGCAAAAATGAATAAGCAGGAATTGATAAAACATTATGAAAACACTTGCTGTACTATTATTTCAATTAATGAAGTTTTGGAAGATCTGAGACAACTAGACGAACCGCAGAAACCAGTTGTTCCAAAGTGTGTTGCAAGATGGTTTGAAGAACACAAACATAATTTAGATATGAGCATTTGTCATGTCATTAATTCAGGTGGAAGAATTGCTTCCTTGACTGAATTCAGTGAGTTTGAGTTGTGGTTTAGTGAAACGTTAAATCCAATTTTTACGCTTGTTAGTATGCTTCAATTTGGCTACACGGTCGAGGAAAAACGGTACACGGTTAAAATAAAGGCAGTAGATCAGTATCTTGTAAGTGCGAAAGATGAGAATTTCTTAGGTTTTTTGACAAGTAAGTTAAGAACTTATTTCACCTGAAAAGAGCTAGAAGAAGCAGGTTTTGGGGCTGTGTTTGATAGCCCGTTGTTTGAAGTTGAGGAGGTGGAGTGATGGCTGAAGAGCAAAATATTGTAGAGACACAATTGATTTTAGGCAAGCAAGTTTTAGAAATTGTATTAAATTTACTTGGTAACAGATCAAAACAGGGAGTAGTTTTGCCATTGAATGTAAATGGCTGTAATCTTACACTAACGGTTGAAAAAGATGAAGAGGTGGAAAATGAGTAGATTTGAAATATATTTATCTAAAAACGACCTTGAGCATATTGCAAATGGGTATGATGTAAAAATCAAAATCAACGGTAAAAGATTTTTGGAAACAAATGAAATCATTTTGAGGCCTGCTGTGAGAAATGACCTCATGAATCCATTGTTAAATTATAGACATAAAATAATTGATACTGAAGTGCAAAATTTTGCCAATAATTTTATGGGAGGTGCAAGATGATTCCAAAATTTAGAGCGTGGGATAAAACTAGCAAGGAAATGTATGATGTGGAAGCAATTAATTTTAATCGTGGTAAGTTTGAATCAATTGGCTACGGTGTTACTTCCTTACGTAGCGCTGACAAAGTTGAGCTCATGCAATCCACAGGACTCAAAGATAAGAATGGAAAGGAGATTTTTGAAAAAGATATTCTTGATTATAACGGCAGAAAAGTCATTGTTAAATGGCACGGGTCTTATGCAAGTTTTATCTACGAATTTGTAGATGAATTGGAGAACAGAGTGACAGAATGGCAACCACTATATCTCTCTTATTATCACTTCGAAATCATCGGCAACATTTACGAAAATCCCGAATTGCTGGAGGTAACAGAATGAGTTATGATTTGGAAATATTGGCAAAAATAGAAAATGGAGATTATATTTGCATTGCGGAACCTAAATATAGTTCTCCAACCTACAATCTTGGAAAAATGTTCAGAGTTGCCATGAATTGGGATTTTAACCAAAACACAACATACAATGTTGCTGATATTTTAGATAATATCTCCCGTGGTATATCTGAGTTAGAACGGTATCCAGAGAAGTATACTCAGTATGAACCTGAAAACAAATGGGGGACAGTCAGCGGAGCATTGGAAGCTTTGAAGTCGTTGAAAGAGTGTATTTTAGAACAGGATATTGATACGAAATATTTATACATGAGGTGGTAATATGACACGACCAGACAGATACCCATATACTAAGAACCAGTGGGAAGAAGAAATAACACTAGTATTTTTTGGCGATAAACACCTTAAACTAAGAATTGAGCGGAATAGAATTACAAAGGAGTCAAGACAATGTCACTAAATAAATCAAGGAAACGACTGATTAGAAAGTACCGTAAAATGTATAACAGCCGTCCGATAGGCTTGAAATTCAGCGCAGATGGTGGTAAGACCTTTGTTGCGCTGGGGAATATTGTTGAAGATTATATTCCAGATGCTAGAAACATTAAATCTGGAAGTATTAATGCAAGTAAATTATCTGCTGGTGAATTTGGTTTTAGAAACTTTGAGATAACTATCAACCAAGATATTCCAAAGGAAAAATTTAACAGATTGAAAGGTGTATTGTGGTAGTAAGATGGACCTACAAAACTTTATATATCTACTATTCGCAGCAGTCTGGATCTCTGGCTTAGTCTGGGCTGGTGTGATTGCGTTTAAAAACAGGGAGGGTAAATGAAATTATATGTAGTTAGAAAGTATCATGGTCATTCGAGCTGGCAGGACCCGAAACATTCAGCTAAATACATTGAGAAAGAATTTGAAAATAGACATGACGCACTTGCTTATCGTGAAAGCTTGGGCTTGTAAGGAATTGTGGAAGTCTACACCAAAGAGGTAAATGAATGAATCTAAGAAGTAGATATGGGTATTTAATACTAGCCCTGAAGCAATATCCATTCGAGAAAGAAATTAAGGAACGGATTGAAGAAATTGAAGTACCTTGGAAACCAACAGATCCAAACACAGGGATTAAGAGCAATAAGGTAATGACTCCGAAAGCTCTATCCGATATCATCAAGAAAGAATCGGATCCAGAACTGCATCGTCTCGAATTGCTCAGAGAAGCAATCAGCACTATCAAGATTTTGACACCAGCAAAACAATGGGCTGCAATCAAAGAAGTGTACATTGATGGAACTCTAACTGTGGAGGGAGCATCAATCAAATACTTACATTGCAGTAAATCTCTTGCCTACAAGGAAGTGATTGAGCCATTCTTTAGCGGACTAGAAAAGAAAATCTATGAACTATCTGTGAACACTAAGATTAATATTAATTTGGAAAAAAGTTAAAAATACAGTCGAAAGTGTGGAAAAAATTTAAAAATAAGGTGGTAAAATTATATCATCGGGTAAAACCGAAGAGAGGTCTCCTTATAGAAAATTGGTTGAGGATTAGCTTAATTTGGACAAGAGCACTGGATTTTTAATCCAGGGACACAGGTTCGAATCCTGTATTCTCAATAAGTGTAAGTCAGCAATGCTGGCTTTTTATTTTACCTTGGAAGGAGGTGAGTCGATGAACATTGTGGACCCAATCAGGGATAAGGATGATATCCAAGCTATGAAGGAATATCTGCGAGAATGGAATGAGCGGAACTACTTGCTTTTTTTATTTGGCATCAATTCCGGATTACGAGTGGGCGACATCCTTCGAATACGAGTAAAGGATGTGCAAGGTTGGTATATCAAAATCAAAGAGCAGAAGACTGGAAAAAGGAAACAGCTCAAGATGACAAAGAATCTAAAAAAAGAAGTCAGAGAGTATACAAAGGATATGCCACTGCATCATTATCTATTTCAAAGTCGCATCGGAAAAAACAAACCACTTGACAGGCGGACAGTCGATTGGATATTGAAGACCGCAGCTATCGAATGTGGAATTGAAAACATTGGCACCCATTCGATGAGAAAAACATTTGGGTATCACTATTACAAAAAGACCAAAGACGTGGCAATGCTCATGGATCTATTTAATCATTCATCTCCTGCGATCACGCTGAGGTACATTGGAATTAGACAAGATCAACGAGATAAAGCCATGTCTAATTTTGATTTATAGTTATCAATTAGACACAACGAGTAAAACGCTAATTAGTTTTATTAGTTACCTGCTATTCATTTATTTCACTGGCTTTTTAATGCTGGGGCGAATCAGACAGAATATAAGATATGTCTAATTCAAGAGAGAAAAACAATATAGTTTTCAGAAATAATATAATGAATTTCAGAAATAGATAATTGAAAGTATGAAATGTTACAGAGGATTTGAGAATTGAAAGTAGATGTTTCGACAAGAGAAAGTCGCAGAGAGTTTTATCTTTCAAAATCATGGAGACAATTAAGACTCGAAGCAATGAGTCGAGATCATTTTGAATGCGTCTGGTGTCGAGATGAGGGGAAGGTGACTACAGATAACCTCGAAGTCGATCACATCAAAGAGCTGGAATATTATCCAGAGTTTGCTTTAGATATAGACAATCTTCGTACTCTGTGCAAGGAGTGTCATAACAAGCGACATCATCGCTTCCAATTTCGCAAATCATCCAAACTGCAAAATAAAAATTTTCGTTCTGACGAATGGTGGGGATGAAAATTTAAAATTTTGAAAAACTTAAAGACCCCCCGGTCGAAAAAAATCGAAAAAAATCGGTCTCTGGGAACCGGTGGGAGGGGTCGATTGTCCAAATGCAAAGCACTATTTTTTAAGGGGGAGGGGGCTCATGGAAGAATACTCAGAAAAAAATATAAAAGAATTGGAAAACCAGTTACTTTCCAAAATCGGTAATTTCAGCACACGAAAGAAAGATGCGATTCAGTACGAGAAAGTTCATCGCTATCTCTATCTGGTCCGTTTACTGTATGAGTTGAAAGAACGACTCAAACAAGATGGATTAGTCATCACTGTCCATAACGGTCAGCAAAGATTCCAAAAAGCGAACTCGTTGATCAAAGAAATCAATACGACCAGCAATCAGCTACTAGCTATTGAACGATCATTTGACTTTGAGGTTGAAAATTCACCAGTCGAGAAAAAACCACCATCAGACGGAAGTGATCTATTGTGATTTCTCATCCTCTGATTGATGAATACATCGAACTTGCCGAATCAGGAAAAATTAAAGTCAACAAAGAACGCTCACTCTTATTCAAAATCATCAAAGAAAAAATCTATCAGAGGGATGATTTATATTTTGACAATGATTTGATTGAGAAATATATCCAGTTCACCGAGAAGAATTTCTTTCCACTGGCTAAGTATCAAAAGTTCATCACGCCATTTATCTTTCTTTTTCGGAAAGAAGATGGCGAACCTCAATTTGATGAAATATTGCTGACCCTCGCTCGTGGGGGAGGAAAGAATGGTTTTATGTCCAGCCGGGACGCATTCTTCATCAGTCCTCTTTATCCTGTCAGAGATTACGATGTGACTATCACAGCTAACTCTGAGAAGCAAGGCAAGGTCTCGTTTGAGGAAGTTTATGAGACTGTCCAGCGAAGAGGATTGGAAGACCATTACTATTTGACAAAGATGTCTATTACAGGCCGAGGGAATAACTCGGTCTTTTCTTATCGGACAAATAACCCAAAGACAATGGACTCGGCTCGTGATGGCTGTCTCGAATTTGATGAGATTCACCAGTTTGAGAATGACTCTGCTGTTAAAATCCAGAGATCTGGACTTGGTAAAATTGCCCATGCTCGCACCTTCTACAACGGTACCAACGGGCATGTCCGTGAAGGTTTTTATGACAAGCTGATTGAGAAGTCGATGAAAATCTTGAACGGTGAACTTGATGAGTTCCGCTTATTTCCGTTTATCTGCAAGTTGGATGATCCGGAAGAAGTGGACGATATGAGCAACTGGCCAAAAGCAAATCCTATGCTGGACGAGACAACTCCTTACGCTAAACGTCTGCTTGCCAGAACGAAGGCTGACTATGACGATTTGGAATTAGAACCGTCAGGCAGGCAAGAGTTTATGACAAAACGGATGAACCTACCAGAAGCATACATCGAAAAAGATGTGACCACTCGTGAAAAGTTAATGGCTGCATTGAGAAGCCCTGGCATAGATCTCTCAGGAAGATCTTGTGTCGCTGGTTTCGACTACGCAAGCATCAGAGACTTTGCCAGTGTTGGACTGCTATTTAAAAACGGTGATGAGTTTATCTGGAAGCAACACAGTTTTGCAAGAAAGCAATTCTTGGATATGTTTAAGATCAAGGCTCCAATCCGTGAATGGCAGGAGCAAGGGCTCTTTACTATCGTAGATGGTCCAAGCATAGATCCAAGATTACTAGTTGACAAATTGATCCAGTGGCGCAAGCTGTACAATATCGAAATTGTCTGCGCAGACGGATTTCGAATGGACCTGCTGAAACCATTGCTGGAAGAAGCTGATTTTGAATATGAATTTTTACGAAATCCAGGAGCGATACAGTCGAAGGTAGCTCCAATTATTGAGGACGGATTTGCGAACGAAAGATTCATTTTTGAAAACGACAAATCAATGCTCTGGTATACCGATAATACATTTGTCAAAGAAGACAAAGACGGAAACAAGAGATTTTTGAAAAAGGAACCGTTGAGACGAAAGACTGACGGCTTCCATGCCTTTATTGCTGCTCTCTACAAGAGAGAAATCATCCAAGAAAGCACTGTTGGAGACTTTCTTGATGTGATCGAAGATTGGGAATTTTAGAAAGGACAACAAAATGAACAAACGAATGAAGAAGAAACAGCAACTTGAACAAAAGATTCAAGGCCTTGAATGCGAACTTGCTGTAGTAAGCAAAGAAAACATGGAATTATTGAACAAGATTGGTTCAATCAGTGCTGAATTGAATACTTTAAGCCAGTCCGTGAAACGACATGAAGATATTTGTGGACAAAATGTCGAACAAACAAATAAAGAGTTTGAATCAATCAAGAAGGAACTCAAACGCTCCAAAAAGTCTTTCTTTAAACGATAAAAAATATCCGGGTGGGTGGTAGGCATAAAATTTTAGAAAGGAGGAGGTGCCTTGGGATGGCTAAATTTATTCAAGCGAGAAGTTCCGGAACCAAGTTTTGAATTTGATGAGCTGGAGCGGATCTTTGGAAATCTGCAACTAAAGAGCCTGTCGATTGACAAGGCTGCTGAATTTGTGGCCCGTATCTTTGCAAGATCTGAGTTTAAATTCATTGAGAATGGGAAAAAGAAAGCTACTGACTGGGATTATCTGCTAAATGTAAGACCCAACAAGAATGAATCTGCTTCTGAGTTTTGGCAAAAGGCTGTTTATCGCTTATTGACCAAGAATGAAGTACTAATTTTCTTGTCGAATGACGATCAGTTATTGATTGCTGACTCGTACATCCGACAGAAATATGCTGTGTTCGATGACACATTCACATCTGTGAGCTGTCAAAACTATACTTTCCAGAAACCATTCAAGATGAATGAAGTCATTTTCTTGCAATACAACAACAATCGTCTTCAAGAATATTTCACTCAACTCTTCAACGATTATGAAAAACTACACACTCGACTGGTTGAAGCACTTGCACGAAACAATCAGATTCGTGGAGTACTTAGCACCAGAACGAATGCAAGTTTTGACGAATCAAAGCGTGAAAAGATGCAACGGTATGCAGATGGTCTCTTTAAATCATTTACGACCAAGACAGTAGCGATTGTTCCAGCTCAAGAAGGAATGGAATACTCTGAACTGACCAACACTACAGGAACATCAAATCTATCCGTAGATGAGCTTAAAAAGCTCCGTAGGCAATTCGATGACGAGGTGGCTGACATCTTAGGAATCCCCACTGCTCTGATGCATGGTGACATGGCTAACCTGGAAAATAGTCAGAAAATGTTCAATAGTTATTGCTACCAGTCACTTGTGAAGAAAATGAGCGATGGTCTGAACTTTGCTTTGCTCAGCAAAAGTGAATACAAAGACAATAAGCGTCTTGTCATTGTCGGTGAAGGTCAAAGAGACAAATTCTCGCTTGCTCAAAGTATTGACAAGCTGATTTCTTCTGGTTCCATGCTTATCAATGAGGTCCGTGAGGAACTTGGCCTTGAAGCTGTACCGTGGGGCGACAAGCCTCTGATCACTAAGAACTATCAACTTGGTGAGGATGTAGAGAAGGGAGGTGAGAAAGAAGATGAAAGTGATTCCGATTAAAGGAACAATCGTGTCAAACGATGATGTTTGGCTTTATGATTGGTTTGGTTGGGACTGTACCGCTCCTAAAAATGTAGTACTTCCGGAAACTGGTGAGGATATCGAAGTTCACATCAATTCAGGGGGAGGAGATGTATATGCAGGTAGCGAAATCTATACTGCATTACGGGCCTACTCAGGAAAAGTAGTTGTTAAAATCGTGGGCATTGCTGCAAGCGCAGCGAGCGTTATCGCAATGGCTGGTGATGTCGTAGAAATTAGCCCTACTGCTCAAATCATGATCCACAACGTGTCATCACGAGTTGACGGAGACCACAACACTCTACTTCATGAAGCTGGAGTACTTGAAGGCTTTAATAAGTCAATCGCAAATGCTTATGTCGATAAAACTGGAAAAGCATTAGATGATTTATTGGATCTGATGAACAAGACTACCTGGTTCGATGCTGAATCAGCAGTAAACCAAGGATTTGCTGACAGGATCATGTTTTCTGGAGAAATTGCTCCTGCATTTGCTGCAAGCGAAACTCCAATGATTCCACATGATTTTATTGACAAGATGAAATCAGCAATGACTCCTGATGTTGATAAAATTGCCGAATTGGTAGCTAATAAGCTGGAAGCTCGACAAATTGCAAAAGAGACTTTTGAAAATAGTGAATTTGTACAGAAAAGATTCACTCTACCAGAAAGTCCAGAAAATAACACAAACGAGGCTGTACCGAAAGGGTTCGGTCTTTTTGCATTTTAGAAAGGAAAAATACAATGACAATGAAATTATCTAACAAATTCAACGAAATTCGTCAGAACTTCTTGAACGCTGTAGCAAATGGCGCACCTCAAGAAGAACAAGCGAAACTCTACAATGAAATGATCGAGTCAATGACAAATGAAATGATGGAGCAAGCTCGCAATGCCGCTCATGAGGAAGTTTCAGCAATGAACCCTTATGATGCTAAATTGACTGCGGAAGCTCGTGAATTCTTCAATGACATCGACAAAACTGCCCCTGTGGGAGTAGAAAAACTCTTCCCACAAGAAACAATCGACCGTATCTTTGATGATATGGTGAAATCTCGCCCACTCTTGCAACACATCGGATTGCGGAACGCTGGCATCCGCCTTAAATTCCTCAAATCAACTCAGACCGGAACAGCTCTTTGGGGTAAGATCAACGGGGAAATTCAAGGCCAATTGAAACAAGCCTTCAACGAAGAAGAAGCAATCCAAAACAAATTGACTGCATTTGTAGTCATCCCTAAAGACTCTGAAAAATTCGGACCTGCTTGGTTGCAATCATTCGTATCCGCTCAAATCACAGAAGCGTTTGCTGCTGCTTTGGAAGCTGCCTTTTTGAACGGAGATGGAGATGGTAAACCTATCGGCCTTTCTCGCACTCTTACAGGTACTGTAGCAGGAAACAAAACAACTTATGCAGAAAAAGAGGCCCAAACTGCGAACCTTACATTTGCTGACTCTGCAACAGTTGTCAAAGAATTGACTGCGGTGTACAAACATCACTCTGTTAAGTCTAACGGTGACCCAGTGGCGGTTGAAGGAAATGTTGTTATGGTAGTCAATCCAGCGGATGCGTGGGATGTCAAGAAACAATACACTTCCTTGAACGCTCAAGGAACGTATGTAACTGCAATGCCGTACAACTTGATCTTGGTTGAATCAGTTGCTCAAACCGCTGGTAAAGTGACTACATTCGTCAAAGGTCGCTACGATGCCTTCGTAGGTGGTGGAATCGAGTTTGGTCGCTTCACTGAGACTTACGCTCTCGAAGATTTGAACCTCTATACCGCTAAGCAATTTGCTTACGGTAAGGCTCACGATGAAAAGACTGCTGCTGTCTGGGTATTGAAAATTAAATAATAGGTGGTGACACCGAATGGAAGAAACAAAACAACTTCATCCGCTTCTAGGAACATTCAAGGAGCGGATGAAAATCTTTCATGATGCCGAAGACGGGAATCTTTCAAGGATGTTAGTTTCATCCGAAAAAGCAATTCTCGACTTAACAGGAGCTTTTGATTTGTCAGATTCTCGCACTGAAGAGCTTGTTTTGGAACGTGCAAGATATCTGTACAATGATCAGGTCGAGTTTTTCTTTGCAAATTTTCAAGGAGAACTCCTTGAGTTATCACTTCAAAACCACCCAATAGGAGGAAAAGAGTGCTAGAAACAATCCAAGATTTCTTTGACTTAAAAGAAAATGTTGTCCGACACGTTGGAGACATTTTTGAAGTCGATGATGATCGAAAGAACGAATTGATGAAGAAATTACCTGATTTTGTGAAAGAATACGATTTAGTAGCTTCGAACAATCCAAACGAAGATGTAGTTGTGGAAGATGAATAAACCTGAGTTTAAATACAAGAAGCCAGAAACCAATACAAGCGAATTAAGAACTCCAGTAGAGTTTTATAACTCAAAAGTACTTGAAGGATTAGATGGCCGGGATGTGAGCTTTGAGAAAGTATTTTATACATTCGCAAAAATCTACTCACCTAGTTTAAAGGATATCGAAATTTCAACAGGAAAATCAATGACTGCAAAGATGACCTTAAAAATTAGAGATCCTTTAACAAGCTATCAACCTGATAATAAGCACTTCGTACAAGTGAATGATCACCGATTAGAAAATAAAAAATGGCAGATCATTGACGTTCGTCCCGATTATGACAACCGTGATTATTTAATTGTTGTTATTGGTGGATCAAATGACTAGTGGTGCTACATTAAGAGGCTTCGATGAAGTCATCCGGAATTTAGAAGCAAAGCTTGGCGATGCGAAAGTGAGAAGGTCTGCGAATAGAGCTTTGAAAGGCGCAGCAACTGAAACACTTGAAGACTTTAAAGTCGCCCTACAAGTTTTCAAAGATACCGGAGAAACAATCGAAAGCGCAACAGTCGGAAATGTAACGGGTGCTTTTGAAGGAGTGCCAATGGTTAAGCTTGGTTTTGGCGCTGGATCACGTTGGCGGTTGGAGCATTTGAACGAATTTGGATATGCCAAAAAGGCCCATCCAAGGGGATTCGGTGTTATTCGAAGATTTTCGGAAGCCAACAAAGAAAAATTTAAATATAGGTTAGCAACTAAATTGAAAGGAGAAGGGCTTGGATGATTAAAGACAAGATATCAGAAATATATGATGCTCTGATGAGCGATGAGAAACTTGCTAAGATCACTATCAAATCATTTGAGCGTCCCGAAACCTTACCAACAGATCAGACGAGTATTGTTATTATCCCACTAGGGCCACCTATCCAAAGTGACCAGGGAAGTAATACAAGCTTTTCGAAAACATTTCTTTATCAAATCAATGTCGAATCGACCAACCGAATTGAATGCAAAAAATTGCAAGGGCTAGTCGAAAAGGTGATGGAATCGCAAGGATTCTACCAAATTGCTGGGGGTCTAGATGAATGGATCCCTGAAATCAAACGCTATGCAGATGCCAGGACCTATAAAGGGAAGAGCAAACTGTATGACGATTATTAGAAAGGAAATTTAAAATGACACAACAAAAACAAGGTACAGCGACAGTCGGTTTTAAAAGTTTGACAGTTCGCATTTTGGATGGGAATCAAACCCCAACAGAAGGAGAAAACCTCTTCATCATCCAGGGTAAAAAAGGAGAAGGTGCGACTCAAACCGCTAAGATCTCTGGTCTTGCAGTTGACCCTACAAAAACATTTGGAAGCAACATCGCTTACCATGTAAACAACCGTGGAGTAGGAGATGTCAAGGTAGAGCTTGGCCTCTTGGACATCCCAGTAGCACTTTACGTTAAAGCTCTCGGCTACGAAAACGATGATGACATCCTTGACTTTGGAGCTGACACAGTTTCAAAAGATGTCGCTATCTTGCTCGAATCAAACACTGCAGATGGTGGGGGAGCTTACTACGGATTCTACAAAGGAAATCTGTCAATGGATGCAATCGATCTTAACACGATCAAAGATAAAGCTGAAGAGCTTGCTACTACAGATGTATCATTTGCAGCAGGCGCAAGCACTGATGAGCAAACTAAGAACAAGTACGGTACAATGTACTTTGGTAGCGATGAAACAAAAATCAAGAAATTGAAAGCCAAACTTGGTATGGCAGTAGCAGGATAATAATTGGGGCATTTAGCCCCTTTATTTATCTTCATATCGTTGTAAACCTTTACAATTATTGATATAATAAGTTGTGGAGGTTTTGTTATGAAAAATAAGAAAAATACAGTTTTGTTGACGTCAACAATTATGATTACTCTGGTTTCAATTGTACTTGCTATTATGCTCGTAAATTCCAACAATCAACTTTCTAAGGCACACAAGGAATTAGAGAGCGTAAAGGAAGAGAAGGACAGAGCTGTCATGGTCAAAGATAAGCTCTCTACATACGTGTCAAACGTAGATCACGATTTATTTCTGGAAGCAAATGATTTCGTTCTTGGAATGAATTCATTGACTAGCTACAAATTTGGTGACGGAGTTCTTTTCGACAAAACTCAAATTGCTGTGAGCGAACCGAAAAAACAAACTTCCGGAATGCTTGCGATGAACCATGACTCTAAAAGTTTCATCCCAGTAACGGTAACACTGACTATAAAAAATAACGACTCATCGAATATTGAATTCAATCCAGGTAAATTCCTTGCGAGCGATGACAAAGGCAATTATCTTGCTTATGATTCCGTTATGTCTAACGATGATACCGTTTCTGTTCAATCAGATAAAAGTGTCGTCATACAAGCCGGGAAAGAGGCAACCATAGCTATATTTTATGCGATGGATAATGACCATTCGGATAATGATGTCAATAAAATTGAATTTTTAAATAAAACTTGGACAAAATGAAATAAGCACCATTCGGTGCTTTTTTAATTATAGAAAGGCAAAAAATGTCAAAAATTACATTTACCATGAAGAACGAAGCTGGAGAAGATGTGCTTTACTCTAGTAAAGAAATTACTACTCGTGATTATCGTGATTACCTTGTATTAAACGACTCACTCACATCAGATAAGACAGAAGTTGAAAAATTGGATCAACAATTAGGCTTCATTGCGTCACTATTTGAAAATGTGACAGTAGAGCAATTGCTAGAACATACAGATTTTGCAAAAATCATTGAAGTGTTCACTGAAATCTATGCTCATCTTGTGGGTGATGTAGACCCAAAGGGGAAAAAATAGATCCTAAAAACGCATTAAAACGTTTCTACAAATTCGTTAAGGAAGTTGCTGATGGACCATATAACATGAATGTCCATGATGTAATGGAATTAAGCTGGGAAGATCTGATCGGAATTATTGATCTTGATAAAGATCAAACCGAAAATGCGTCTTTAGATCTAGCTGACATTTTTGGAGAAATGGAAGCATAAAGCCTCTTTGGGCTTTTTTGTTTGTAAAAGGAGGAAAAATGGCAGGTGGAACGCCACTAGGACAAATGTATATCGAACTAGGGCTGGACGTGTCAAAGTTCAATCCTAGTCTAACAAGTGCAAAGAACGCTGTAAAGTATTTCCAAAATAATGTAAAAGCGCTCGATAGCACGTTGAAAAACAATGGTAAGAGTACAGAACTCCTCAAAGCAAAATACAAGTCTTTAGGACAAGCCATTGAAGCACAGAAAAAAGTACTCGATCAAATGAAGCAGAACTTTGACAAGCTCGATCCCGGATCTGCCAAATTTGACAAAGCTGCTGCTGATATTGAGCGAGAGAATGCGAAATTGTCAGCAATGGAAGGGCAACTGTACAAAGTTGAACAAGCATTGAAGGCTGTAGGCCGTGAAAATAGCTTTTCAGGCAAAATGGAAGCCCTTGGAAAGAATTTGGTTAAAAGTGGAGATCACATTCAAACATTCGGTAAGAAAGTTTCTGATTTTGGTGGGACATTGACAAAAGGTGTCAGCGCTCCATTGATTGCAAGTGCTGGATTTGCCTTAAAAGCTGCAATCGACTATGAAACGGCATTTGCAGGAGTCAAAAAGACTGTAGATGGAACACCGCAACAGTTTGATAAGCTATCTGCTAGTATTCGTGAGATGGCAAAAGAAATGCCATCAAGTGCAGTTGAAATTGCCAATGTTGCGGAAGCAGCTGGACAATTAGGGGTGCCAATTGGAGCAATCAAGGACTTTTCAAAGACCATGATCAATCTTGGTGTCTCTACCAACTTGAGTTCTGAAGAAGCAGCATCATCAATTGCTAAAATCGGAAATATCATGCAAGTTTCTGGAAAAGATCTGGGTACATGGTCTGCGCACTTTGGATCAGCGGTAGTAGATCTTGGTAACCATTTTGCAACAACAGAACGTGATATTGTCGAAATGACCAATCGTTTGGCGGCAGGCGGAAAGCTTGCTGGATTAACAACACCTGAAATTTTAGGGCTTGCCACTGCAATGAGCAGCGTAGGTATAGAAGCCGAAGCAGGTGGAACTGCGATGAACCAGACACTTACTGGTATCGGGAAAGCTGTTGCTGGAGTTGGCAAAGGAGCAAAAGAAAAACTTCAACTTATTGCAAGCACAGCAGGAATGACAGCAGAACAATTTTCTACTGCATGGAAGCAAAAACCAGCTGAAGCTTTGCAATCATTTATTAAAGGTCTCCAGAGAGCTCATGAAGAAGGCAAAAACATGGATGGTATCCTTGCTGAACTCGACATGTCTGGAATTCGTCAAGGGAACATGCTCAAGTCGCTAGCTTCTGCGTCTGACAAGATGGGAGAAGCCGTCCGTAGGTCAAATAGTGCGTGGAAAGAAAATACAGCTCTTACTACCGAAGCTCAAAAACGCTACGAAACAACAGAATCTCAATTGAAAATCTTCAAAAACCAAATCACAGACTTGGCAATTGAATTTGGAGGACCGCTTTTAAAAGCCATGAATTCAGGACTGCAAGCCGCAAAACCTTGGATTCAGAAATTAGCTGATATGGCTAAAGCATTTAGTGAAATGAGCGAGTCTCAACAACAGAATATTATCAAATGGGGATTACTTGCAGCAGGCGCAGGTCCAGCTTTATCAATTCTTGGTAAAGGTATCGGGGTGATCGGTGGTATCACTAAAGGCATCGGCTTCCTTACTCAAGGCATTGGAAAAGTCGGTGGAGGGCTATCTGTTTTAGGAAAGACCTTCGAATTGTTTAAGCAAGGGAATAGTCTTTCTTCTGCATTTAAAACAGCAACAACTGGTATCACTGCGACAAGCACGGCTGCAGAAGGTGCCGTAGCCTCAACTGGTTTATTAGCAAAAGGGATTGCACTGCTTGGGAACCCTGTCACTTGGGGAGTCCTAATAGGCGGTGTTGCTGTTGGTGTGATTGCTGCAGTAGCCAAAGAAATGGCAGATGCAGACGAGAGGACAAGGACTTGGGGAACATCAGTAAACAAGGTCCAGGCTGAGGAACTATCGAAATTAAAAGCTAAAATTGATGACGCCCATCAAGCAATGATCGGATTTGGAAACGGTGGATCTCAAGCCGTTGAAAACGTCCGTAAAAGCGTCCAGGGACTTTCGAGTGATTTGCAAAAAGCAATTGATAAGGATCTCCAACGCACTCAAAAAAACCTTGAGAAAATTGGAGCTTCTGAAGAAGTCCAAAAACGTGCTGTAGCACAAGCAGAACAGCAGAAGAAAAACGTACAGACAATGACTGATGAGATCATCCAAATCTATCAAGATGCGTCTAACAAAAAACGTAAGATCACTCGTGAAGAACAAGCACTCATCTACGATTATGAGAACCAATTTATCAACAAACAACTGGAAATGCAGAAATTTTCTGCAGATGAGCGCACAGCGATTATTAAAGCGATGAATGGCCAGATCAACGACTTGAATGAGACCCAGTTGAGAAAAGGTTCTGGAGTAGTTGCTAAATGGTTGAAAGATGAGATCAAACTTTACGAAGACCAAACAAAAGCTTTAAAAGAAGAGTACGACAAAAAAACCATCAATAAAGCCGAATATAACCAAAAAATGGAAGAGTTAAGCGCTCAGCATAAATCCAAAATGGAAGCATTTGGCCGTGAGTATGCTGCTCTTCAAAAGAAACTGAGCGAAAAAGTACCGCTTAATTTTGGCGATGATCGACAACGTGAGCTGTATTTTAGCCAATTACGAAAAAGCTGGGCAGAACTTGGCCTTGATTACGACAAGATGATGGCTAAGGCAGATCAGTTTGCCGACGTCATTGGACGTTCTTCCGGCATGGTTGCAAAAGATACTATAAATATGTCTAAAGAAACGAAAGAGGCCAACCTAATATGGAAAAGCCTCATCTGGGATCCGAAGACAGCGTCAGTAAAAACTAATGCACAAGAAGAAGTAACTAAAGCTCTTCAAGCTGAAAACGGCTGGGAGAATATGCAGTTTATCCTTAAGCACGCAAATCTTGAAACTAACGCTAAGATGACAATCGGTCAAGCGCTGGTTGAAGTTGGTAAATGGGACAGCCTAACTCCAGCAGAGAAAGAGCTAGTAGTTGGAAACCATCAAGGTATGCAAGCCATTCTTGATAATAAAACATTGCTAGAACAATACAATGCTATGCCAGCGGAAGTTAAAGAACTCTTAATGAAGAATACTGACTTCCTATCATCGGGTGAACGTGCTACTGCGATCATTGAGCGTTGGAATACACTCACACCAGAGCAGAAAGAACTGATCTTAAAAGATGCTGCGAGCGATAAGGCCGAACGTGTAAAACTGGCAGTTGATTCGTTAACTGGTATGGCTCACGTAGTTAACTTGGATGCAGAAGACAAGACCAAGAGCGCTATCGCTAGTGCAATGTCTAGCATCTTAACACTACCTACCGACCATAAGACGGACTTGATTGCAACTCCAGACGGTGTAACGCTTGGAACTAACCAAGCAATGGGCGCTTTAGGATTATATAACGGATTTAACGTACCAACAAAACAAATTACCGCTGATCCAAGCAATGCGAATAATGCTGCACAGCAAGCGATTAACAAACAGCAAGAATGGAATAACACTCCAAGCCCTGTTAAACCACAATTAGGTGATCCAACTGGTGCTATCACTGCTGCACGACAAGCGATTGATAATCAAAACGCTTGGAACGCTACACCAAGCCCAACTAAGTCCATAACAGGCGATAGCACTAGTGCGGTTAATGCTGCGAACAGTGCTACCAACGCCATCAACGGTATTCCAACAAGTCACCACACGACTATCACAGCTACAGAAGTAGTAAATAAAGTGGTCAACTCATTCTCCCGTGTTTTCGGACCAAGACACGAAAAAGGTACGAACTTCCACGAAGGTGGTCTTGCAATGGTTAACGACCAGCGAAATGCAGTCTACAAAGAAATGGTAACATTACCAGATGGAAGCTCATTTATACCAGATGGACGGGACGTTGTACTCAACTTGCCTCGTGGATCCAAAGTATTGCGAGCCGATAGAACTAAGCGACTGATGAAAAATCTTGGTTTCCCAAGGTATGCCACAGGGGTCGGAATTCCGGAAGATGCCAAATTTTTGCGAGAAATGAAAAATGCCAGCCAGAAATTTTTATTTAAGGAAACATCCAACGGAAATAGCTACAGTGGTGAAAATATCGTTGCTGAGATCGCAATTCTGAGAGCAAGTTTAGAAAAGATACTTACTGCTATCCTTGAAAAACCGTCAGAAACGTATCTGGACGGTGATCTTTTAGCGCAAAACAGCTATCAAAGATATTCTAAAATCATGGCAAGGGAGGGAATCTAATGTTTAACATGATAATAAATGGATTCGACACTGGATCAATCCCAAACTGCTATGTAACAGATTTCGGAGAAGACCAGACGGCCACACCAAGGGTCGAATCAAATACGATTTACGGAGCCAACGGAGATTACAATTTATATGATGGAGCTTATGACGGGTACGATAAGACAGTAAGTCTATACGTTGTCAAAACAAGCGAAATTGAAATGATTGTCAATCAATTCAAACCAGAGGAAAATAAAATAGAGTTCAGTCATCGACCAGGCTCTATTTTTTATGCTGATTTTCAGAGTGCATCATTTAAACAGAATGGTTTGCATGCCTGGAATTTAGAAATCAAGTTAAAGATGCACCCATTCCGCTACTTAAATAATGATGCCGTAGTCACTTTGTCAGGTAACGGTACAGTAAACAATCCAGGAACTGTATACTCTGAACCAGTTATCACAATTGAAGGCAATGGAGATGTATCTCTCACAATCGGGAAGCAAACCATGCAACTCACGATTGACACAAAAGCAACAATTGACTGCCGTCATAAAAAACAAAATGTCTATGACAAAAATGGAAATCTGAAAAATACATTGAGAAAAAGAGGTGGTTTCTTCGAAATTGCTCCAGGTACATCCGGTATTGCAGTTTCAGGTACCGTCTCAAAAATCACAATTAAAGGGAATTGGAGGTATAAAGTATGATTTATCTACAAGAGGGAAACTTCCCTCTTAATGAAGCTTTTAGCTCCGAAATCGTCCAGGAAGCTAACAGCACCTATCAGCTTACCTTTAAATTTCCAACCTCAGATCCAAAATGGGCATTGTTAACTCCAGAAACAGAATTAGTTGCTGACGATTTGCATGGAGAGCAGTACTTTACTATCTTCGAAGTCGAAAAGCAACACGGATATGTCACTGTATATGCTAATCAAGTAGCAACATTACTTAATGGATATTCTATCAACAAGATCAATGTTGATCGGGTTAACGGAGCAACTGTGATGAATGCGCTTGTTGCCGGGTTTAAACGAGAAACACCATTTACGTTTTTTTCTGATGTGATGTCGAAACACACCCTCAATCTTAAAGATGTCTCAGCGATGGAAGCCTTGGCCAAAGACAAGCACTCTATCGTTGGGCAGTGGGGTGGGGATCTTGTCCGTGACAAGTACAGTGTTCGCTTGCTGGAACATGGCGGAATTGAAAACGAATCATTGTTTGCCTACAAAAAAAACATGAAGTCGTTTCAGGAATCGAAATCCACTAAAGAGTTGAGAACACGGATCCATTTTAAAAAGGTCATCGAAGCGCACGAGGAAGGAAAGAAAGATCAGATCCTAACCGTGACCATTGATAGCCCACTGATCAATAAATACAAGCATATCTACGAAGCAGATATGGAAGTACAAGATCAGGATGTAGTGGATCAAAAAACACTTGAGGAATACGGAAAGCGCTATTTCCGTGAAACTCTGTGCGACATGATCGAAGAAAGCCTTGAGATTGATGTTGTCGGCCAGGCAGATCAACCAGTACACATGTTTGATATCGTGAGCATCTTCCACGAGGGCTACGATGTCGATTTACGAAAAAAGATCACGAAATACAAGTTTAATCCAATGAGCATCAAACTTGTCAGCATCGGTTTCGGTGAGGTTACTAGAACTTTAGCAGACTCTATCTCAGGAATGGTCAATGATTCTGTCGATAAGAAAATGAAGTCTTATGATGCAGAATATGAAGCGAAAGTGCAGAAGCTCGTAGATAATGCTAATGCTGAGTATGACAAGCAAGCAAAAGAGCTGGAACATAAAATCACAGATGGGATCGAACAAGCCAAAGCGCAAGCTGAAGTAGTCAAGCAAGAAATTTCAGCACAAGTCACTCAGAAGATCGCAGCAGCAAACCAAGCAAACAAGAATGAAATTGTAGAAGAGTTTAAAGCTCAGTACAATGGCATCGAAGTTAAGATGCAAGGTTTGAAAACTACTACTGATCAATTAAAGACTAGCGATGCTGATATCCAGAAGCTGATCAATGATTTCAAAGCTCAGACACAAAGCCAATTTGCTGGAATCCAAGGCGCACAATCACGCTTTGAGCAGACCACAGAAAAAGCCATCTCTGACCTGACCAATGTCACAAATGGCAAGGCAGATCGCTCTTATGTTGAGCAGACAGTGGCAGGAGTCAAAGAAGAGTTCACCACAATTGGGGTCGGTGGTGGCCCTAACATGCTCCGAAATTCCAGAGCAGATGAGGGACTGAAATATTGGACTGAAACAAATGGAAAGATGAGTTTTACAACTCACACCTTTTATTTTAACGGCCAAAAGAGAATGTTTTCTTTAAGACCAGGAGCAATTGTTCAAAGCCCACGTTTTATCGTTAAACGTAATGCTGATTATATGCTCAACATGCTCGGTTTCGACGCTAACTCAAAGAGTTTTAAAGTTTATTTTTGCAAACGTAAAAAGGGAAGTACAGCGGATTTTGAAGGAAAACAATTAATTTTCGAAAAAAACGAAAGCCCGATTTTTGACAGCTATATGGCTGTTAAAAAATCATTTAAGTTTAACGTAGGTGATTTTGACGATGGCTACTTGCAATTTGAATATGTTGGAAATGACAATGGCAGATGGGCCGGCCTATTTATGACAGAACTTGACTTCTACGAGGGTACAAATGACCGCAAATGGCAACCAGCCCCAGAAGATCAAAATTACCTGGTAGAACAAGCACAGGCCACTTTTGAGAAGACAGTGGAAGGCCTATCCACTCAATTAACTAAATTGGAGACTAAGACTGGCCCAAGCGGTGAACTTGAACAGCGCATGCTGACCTACTCTGAAAAAGCTGCTGTAGATGCCCTGAAAGCAACAAGGCAGATTCTAGAGCAAGGCTACATAGCAAAAGCTAAATATGAGGAAGATGTAGCTGGAATCAATCGAAGATTTGAAAGTGTTGCAACAGATACAACACCAGACAATCTTATCAGATTTGCGGACACATTAGCTGAATACAGTGTGTCTAATAATAATAATAATAATAATAGGCTTTCAAGGCCGGAAGACGGAATCTTCAAAATGAAAATTGATGGGTCTCCGTCCACAACATGGCTAGGACCTTGTTTCCCAATCTATATTGATCGCATTTTGCAAGGTGATGTATACTCTATCGCATTTGATTACATGATCAAGTCTGGTGTAGAGGTAGACAAAGGCCTAGAGTTTTCATTAAAAAACCATTCAAACAATACTGCCATATTTGCTCAAGGTTTTGCTGACAAAAATACACCGAAAGATAGGTGGATTCGAGCAGAATTCCATTTCACTGCCGATCGTGATTTTGAGTTTAACAAAACAGGAAATTTCCCATTCTACATCTATGCTATAAATAACGGAGAGTTTTGGGTACGAAATCCAATTTTAGTCCGTGGATCTAAGATTCCAGCATTTAGGCCCAGTCCACTGGATAAAGCTGGCACTTCAGAGACTAAAATTGAGTCTAAGATTGCCGAATACAAACAGACCGTAGATGGGCAATTCACAACAATTACCAGCCAAATTGGTGATATGGTGAGAAAAACGGATATCCAAATCACACCAAGTCAAATTTCTTTCGGTACTGGCAAGAGCATCAACGGGAAAACAATCAGCTCCTTAATGGTACAAGAGCCAGAGTCTATTGCTTTAATCGCTCAATTAATCAAAGTAAAAGGCGACATGGTTGTTGATGGCTCAATCACAAGCAGGCATCTTGCATCTCAGAGTGTCCGAACTGGTCACATGGAATCTGGATCAGTCACTACTCAGATTCTGGCTTCCAACGCAGTCACTGCTGACAAATTACTTGTGGACTCTGCCATGATCAACAAGCTTGTATCAAATCAAGCCTTCATCAGAGAGCTTACATCACAGAAGGCATTTATCACACAACTTTCATCGATCGACTTCTCTGCAGAACGTATTAAAGGTGGAAGACTTGAATCAAACACAGGATCGATGGTATTTGATTTAGATAATAGTTCGTTAAATATGATGGCAGACACTGCATCTATAAGACGGATTTTCAACGGCTACCCTACACAATTTATGCGTTATGAAACGAGCATCGAAAATGGGCAAAGGCACTCTAAAACAATAATCGGTAGCAATCGAAGTGGGACGGAGAACTGGAACTCAACCACTTTTTCCGGAATCGTTATTGATAACAACTCAAATAGCGGAGAAGATGGAATCAAATATTTTGGCGATACAAGTAAATTTAGACATTCTGCGTCTGAAGAGGGATGGAATTTGCAAGCCGTTACGCAGGGAATCTCCCCCGCTACTTGGCGAAAATCTTCTGAAATTTGGGCTAGGCATTTTGTTGTTCCCAAAAAAACTAAGTCGGATACAGATAATCCAGATGGATTCGTCCGTTTGGAAGAAAGTGTTGCTGCTTTGTGGAAATTGTGGGCGCATGCCCTCGGACAAATAAATATGACCAGTGCAATGAAATCGAAAGTGCAAGGCATGCTAGACGCTTTTTCTTTCGATAGAGATCATATTAAATAATATAGGTAAAAAAATGAACGAAAATGATTATGTAGCAATTATCACGGAACTAGCAAATCAACTAGCTAGTAAGTCGATCAATGAGGCTGAATTTAAGGTTCGTCTCACTGAGTCACAGCAACTTGTAGCACAACTTGCTCAGAAAGTTGAAAGCTATCGCTCTGTCCTTGAATCTGATAAAGATTTGAAGGATCTTTTTGAAGAAATCAAAAATAAAAACGAGGTAACTAAATAATGGACTATAAAGTACAATTTAAATCATACGATGCAGTAGCTAACACCACAAAGGTAGCGATCAAGCAAGACTTCCCATATCGTGTATTCGAGGAAATTTTGCCAACAAATCGAATGACTGAAGATGATGCGACATTGGTCGAAGCAGTATTGAACATCGTCCGCATGGAATTGGATACATCTGGCGCAGTCGTAGCCATCAAAAAAGAGCTTGACAAATCTGTCGAAGCTAACAACGATGCTATCGCCAAGATTCAAGCTCTCACTAAGGATAACGAAGAAAAAGCGAACCAAATCCAGAAGATCAAAGAAGTTGCAGAATGGAACGTTTTGGCCCGTGTGACCGATGTTGACAATCCACTTGATCCAACTGTATTTAAACGTGGTCTTGAACTTGTGGACCTTGGAGAAACTGGTAAGACTTACCAACCACAAGAGATCTTTACGATTGAAGATCCAAACCACACAGAAGCTTTTGGAGAAGGTAAACGTATCATGATCCAAGTGAACGAACCATTTACATATCAGGGTGAAACCTTGGATCAATTAAACAGCCTTTACCAAAATGGTAAAATCGGCATTTGGAAGTGGAGCAAACCAAAAGAAGAAGCTCCTAGTAATTTGGAAACTCAACCAGTGGCTACAGCTACACCACAACCAACACTTTAATTAGAGAGGGGCGTGATCTATGATCCACTTTACACCGGAGGACATCTCGATGATGGTCGGTTTTGTCGGGATCTTACTTGGAATTTACGGAAATTTTAAAGGAAGTGTCGTGGCACAAGAGAAACGCATGGTCGTGATCGAAAAAGACATCGAAAACATGCGTGATTTTCGTCTGACAGCAGTGAGACGACTCGACAACCACGATGAACAGAATAAGTCTCTATTGATCCTCGCAGAGCAGGTCAAAGCCTTGAGCGAGGACATGAAGGAGCTTAAAGCATTAATTCAAAACAAAAAATAATTAAGAGGTAACATTATGAATAAAATTAACTGGTCAGTACGCTTGAAGAATAAAAACTTTTGGCTTGCACTCGTTCCAGCTCTTGCATTGCTATTTCAAGCCTTTGCAGATATCTTTGGCATTAAGTTAGAATTTGGGCAAACCGTTGATAAAATCTTAGTATTTGTCAATGTATTGTTTGCATTCCTTGTTTTGGTCGGTGTCGTCAATGACCCAACAACCGCTGGATTGAGCGATTCAAGCCGTGCTTTGGGATATGAAGAACCTAACCAAGATTAACATAAAGGAGGCGGTCTTTTGACTACTCAAAAACAATTATTAGATACGTTAGATAGCGTAGTCAATCAACGTGTTACCGTGCCAACCAACCCGTATGGTGGACAATGCGTGGCTTTGATTGACAACATTCTGCAGTACCAAGGATTGTACAACCTCAATTTCAGCTACTTAAACGCTATAAACGGGTTGGACAGAGCATCTGCATTAGGGCTTAAAGTAACATATTTCAACGGTTCTAATAACCCTCCTGTCGGATCTGTATTCGTCTCTGACTGCTCTCCAAACCATGCATTTGGGCATATCGGCTTTGTAGCAGCAGAACACGCAGACGGAACAGTTACAACCATCGAGCAAAATATAGACGGCAATGCAGACGCTCTTTATAATGGCGGATGGGTTCGGAGAGTACGCAGAAACCTAGATAGTGCAGGAAATTTCAGCTATGTTGATTGGAACGCACCAAGCCAACGCATGGTTGGATGGTTTGAATTGCCATTTGATGATTCTGAAACCGAATCAGGCGGGCTTAACAAAGGCGATTACTTCCTTGATGTATCAGCTTACCAGTCAGCAGACTTGACTGGTATCTGTCAAGCTTCGGGCACTAGTAACACTATTATCAAGGTAACTGAGGGTGTCGGTTGGATTAGTCCAGTAGCAACACAGCAGACAAATACAAGTAACTGCATTGGTTACTATCACTTTTCCCGTTTTGGTGGCAATGTAGCGACAGCACAAGCTGAAGCTAACTATTTCATCGCTAACCTGCCATCACGTCCACGCTACCTAGTGTGTGACTATGAAGATGGGGCAAGCGGTGATAAACAAGCCAATACCAACGCTGTATTGGCATTTATGGATATTTGCAAGTCGAACGGGTTTGAGCCTATCTATTACAGTTATAAGCCGTACACATTGGCTAATATCTATGTAGAGCAGATTACCGCTAAATATCCTAATAGTCTTTGGATTGCAGCCTATCCAGATTATGAGGTTCGACCAGAACCTTATTGGGGTGTCTATCCTAGCATGGATCATACAAGATGGTGGCAATTCACTAGTACAGGCTTGTCTGGTGGGTTAGATAAGAATGTAGTGATTATTGGAAGTGAAGGAAGCAACAAGAAAGAAGAGGAAGAAGATATGAATTTTGTAGTACGTAGCACAAGCGGAAAGCAAGGATATGTCGGAATTGTAAATGGTCGTGTATTTGGTATTGGTAGCATGGGAACGGTTGATGAATTAAAATCAAACGGGGCTAAACATTTGAAGCTTGACGATGGAGATTTTACACGTTTCCTTGACAGCCAATCACGAGATAGCGCAGAAGTATCTAAAGCGATTGAAGAAGCCAGTGCATCAGTCGTTGAAGCAATTGAACAACGTGGACAAGCTACGCAAGGTCAAAACGGAAACTAAAATTAAAATGGAGGTAGACAATTGAGATTAAACTCTACCAATCTTAAACAATTTGAAGGAGGGGCTGTCGTCAAACAAGGCGACTCTGCCTCTCTATTTGGTTATGAGCTACTGGATGAAAACATGCGTCCAATTAGTGATCTAAATGGCAAAAATGCCACAATCAGGATCTTTAACCAAAAAGGAAAGGCTACATTTGAGAGTACAGTAGATAAATCAAAAGTTACTTTTAAAATAAGCAAGCCCCTTCCGATCGGATCCTATCTGGTTGAAGTCGTTTGCGGTGGCTATATCTTCCCAAGTGATCGCTCAACACGTTTAGACGTCACCCGTTCAGCAGACGAATTTACAAGCGAGGAAGTATTATCGCTTGTAAAAAATGATGTTAAAACTGAAATTGACAAGTATATCGCTGAACATCCAAACGGATCACAAACGGAAGAGTTGCCAGAACTAACAGTACTATACAATCTTGCAAAAATTTAGAGAGGAAAAATTATGACTTTAAATACTGAAAAATTAACATCATTTGCTCAAGCTGTCGGTAGCGACATCAAGGAAATTAAAACCACACTTGCAAGCAAAGCCGACAAGTCAGAACTTGGACAAGCTGGAATCACACAACAACAACTAGACACGGCTATCGCTGGTGTCAAGACTGCCATTTTAGGCGATGGAGTACCAGAAGAATTAGATACTCTCAAAGAGATCGCTG